GGTATTCCCGCCCAAGTTTTATCTGTGTCAACATTGTTCATGATTTCTTTCCTTTTTATATAAAACTTGGGCGGGAATACCCGCCCAACAATTATCTCCCCGTATGTCCGAATCCTCCAGAGCCACGCTCTGTGTCACTGAGTTCGTTGACTACCTCAAGAATCTGTGGGCACCCATACGGCTGGAGCACCATTTGGGCAATACGGTCATGCAGTTCTACTGACTGAATTTCGGTAGAATCATTGTACAGTGCTACCATGACCTCTCCGCGGTAATCTGAGTCCACAACACCGACACAGTTAGCAAGCCGCAGTCCACGCTTGGTAGCAAGTCCGCTGCGCGGATAGATGGCTCCGAAATATCCATCTGGTATCTCCATGCTGATTCCGGTATGGATGAGTACCGTTTCGCCTGGAGCTATGCTGTATGCGTCACTGGAATATAAATCCATTCCGGCTGCACATTTAGAGCCGTATGTAGGAACTACCGCATTTTGACTAACAAGTTTAATTTTCAAATTGACTTCTCCTTTTGCTCCAACGTATACACGACGATTTCAATGTCCGTATCTTCAAATACTTTTTCGATTACTTTATACACGCACGCATTTTCTGACTTCCAAACCAGTCTATCAAGACCACATCCAATACGAGGCATTGCGATTTTCTTGATTCCGTGTTCTAGGCACTGGCTCTTCATATCTACCAGCGCTGCCTCCAATGTTTCCAGCGTTGGCTTCTGGAAGAAAAATTTCTTCGTAACAAGATTAAATGCGTCGTCTACAAGCAGTGCAGTGCCAACTCTATCCATTGTACGTGGATACATCTCGTTTAGTTTCTTACGCATATTATAGACGACATCGAATTCTTTCGCTATTCCCTTACCCAAAGCGTAATCTGCGCTAATACAATGCGCTAGATAATGGCTATATGGTGCGAGAAAAACATTCCCTGCTTTTTCTATCAGCTCCATATCATTGCCTCTCAAACGAGTCGGAACAATTTTGCAGCGCTGTAAGCAATTCCCGCTACAGCGTAGAACCAAAACCAACGCTTCGTAAGAGAGTCAGTTTTTACAGCAATTGATAAGCACAGGGCATATGTAAGTAATTCCATTTGAATACCTCAATTCTTTGTTTTAGTTAAGAATTACAGCGATAATCAGGGTAATGATGATGAGCAGTGCTGGAATCCACATAGGAGCAAGCACCCACAACCACGACCATTTAATTACGCTGCAAAGTTTTAAGACGATAAATACAATCGTCAGTAGACTCGTAAAACTGATACCGCCTCCGCCACTCTGTCGGATTTGATTTTTACTCATTGCTTCTCCTTTGCATTTTTGCATTCTGCTTTTCTTTTGTTTCTATAGTCCATATATGCCCGGGTATAATCGTAGCTTTTGCCAAACACTGCAAGTGCTGCCTTGTATAGTTTTGGCTCGTACTGACTCAGGACAGACATTTCGTCACTGATTCTTTTACCAAACGGACAGCCTACACATCCTGTGCGCACAAGTCCATATTCTGTATAGCATTTACTATGAGCAACACCATAATGCGTGCAATACTCCTCTTTGTCAGAATCCCTAAACCAAAAAACTGGTCTGAATACGTCAGTTCCCACAGCCGCTTTTTCTGAAAAGCATGATTTATATGACATACTGCATATTCCACCTTCAGCTTTTCTGATACCAACGCATGACAAATCATACTCGTCTCTTTTTATCAGGCTGTGTATCGGATTTTTCTTTGCGTGTTGGCAACACATGCCAGATATACGAAACTCCGGAGGATTTTCAATCAAGAATTCTTTCAAATGTGGAGATCTTTCAATAGACCACTGAGTTGTATTACCGTCGTGAATATTGCACCACCATCTGAGTGCCGTCTTACATGATGGATATTCCCCACACAATACGTCAAATGGTTTATCTTCCCACTTGAAGTCGTGCATTTGTAATCGCCGCATCATATCTGATACGTATTTACTCCAGAACGGAATACCGTATTCCTTCGTACAAGTTGGGATTGATTTGGATGGACGGATTCTATCTATTGTTATCACATACTTGTCTTCGAGGGATTTCAAATGTTCCAGCGTTGCTTGGTACTCAAGTCCTGTATTAAAGAACACAAAATCCGTTTTCCCTTTTTGCGCCACATCGTAGCAACATATCAAGCATTACATCACTGTCGCCCCCCACTGATGGAGCAGACAATCTTGTTGTGCTTATGTACAACCTCGTAGCACTTTACCAAAGCATTACGAATCACAAAGTTGTCCGGTGCATTGGCGATGATCGTTTCCAGTTCATCCATATAGTACCTCCTGTGTTATGCGGTAAAATCCATAATACGGTTTAACTGCGACATGGTATTTACCTTTGGTACACACCACTCCGGTATGTTTGCTCTGACGACAGCTTCTGCCATTGGAGGACATACCGCATTTCCACAGCGTGCTACCTGTTTTGTTTTACTGTATGTGTTTCCGTTGTAGTCCCTGTCTATCTTGTAGTCCGGTGGAAAGCCCATCGCATTATATAATTCTCTCGATGCCAACATTCTAAGTGTAATGTCTGTGATGAAATAACTAACCCCCTGGATCATCAGTACGAGAATCTCATTTTCTTTCAGATCGTATCCGCAAAACTTGTTGAGTAGTTCACGAACCTGCGGCCAATATCCAGTGTTACGACTGCTGCTAAGCGTTGTGCGTATGACAGCAAATTCACCTGCACTGGCCGTTATCGTCCGAAGCGGTCGTCCTATGGGCTGCCCGATGTCATTCCCCTTAAACTCTGCGATATGAACAGCTGTCAGTGCTTCTCTATCACGGCTTGTTATCGTATGCATTGGCTCGGACACAGAAAGCGGATTCCCGTTTCCGTAATATTCTACCAAGCTGGCAACCGCAAGCCCATATCGGTTTGACGAGTCAATCGTTTTGATTGGACTGTCCAAGCCGTAGCCACGAACGCCTTTTGAGCTTTCCGTATGGTACTGAATCAGGTTTGCTGCGCCGATGTCACCTTCCGGACTAAAGTTGACGATAAACGGCTTTGCAGATTTAATCGTAAACTTATCTACGCCTCTAATGATTCTACGCATAGTATTATCAGCCAGCGGTCTCACGGCGGTAATACCGTATTTCTGTTTTAATTCTTCCTTTGAATCAAAAATAGAATATCCAGGAATACTCCAATCTATAATTTCCGCCGCCGTTCTCCATGGCTTCATGGCTCCACACTTTACTTCCTGGCTTGCCGGGTTCCCGTGTGTTGGATTTGGCCATACGATTTTCTTGCCGTCGCATCTAGCAATCAGCACAAAACGCTTTCTCGAAGTTGGGGCACCATAGTCCGCAGCGGACAGTACCTTGTATTCAATTTCATATCCAAGATCCTTCAGCTGCCTCAGCCACTTCTGGAAAGTCATTCCTTGTTTTGATTTGATCGGATGCCCTCTTTTTACGGGACCCCATGTCTGGAATTCCTCTACATTTTCCAGCATAATGACTCTTGGCTTAACAGTCCCAGCCCACCGGAGAACGATCCAAGCAAGTCCTCGGATATTTCTATTTACAAGCGCAGCTCCCTTTGCTCTTGAAAAGTGTTTACAGTCGGGAGAAAACCAGGCAAGTCCAACCTGTCTCCCGTCACAAACCTCAACCGGATCGACATCCCATACAGATGCTTGAAGATGCACGGTGTTGGGGTGGTTTGTCTTATGTAATGTGATTGCATCCGGGTCGTGATTTACTGCAATTGCAATTGGTCTGCCACAAGCGAGTTCAATTCCGACACTGGCACCACCACCTCCGGCAAAATTATCTACAATTATTTCTTTAATGTCGTTCAATTTTTCCTCCATCCAATGTCAAGACTCCCTAAATATCATTTGGATCGCAATCATCGCAATGCTGCGTTCCGTTATATACACACAGCGTGCAACAAAATTTGGCCTCCCATCCATCGCAACTGTCTACCATGGGGCAGGAATCACAAGGGTACTCGTCCTCCATAAATTTTACTGTATACCTCCCATTTCCTATCAGTCACAGTCTGCTTCCAAACTGTAAACTTGCTTCCGTCACAACATCCTTTTATGAAGCACCGCTCTGTTTGAAGCTGTTCATCCAATCCAAAATGTTTGCAATTTAGGCACATTCCTGTGTATTTTCAAAATTTTACTTCACTTATATCCATGTACTTTTTATGTCCAAATCCCACGCATCAGTAATGCCATCCCTCGTTTTTTTATTCTCTTCGTCTTGTGCTTTCTCCATGACTTTCTTAGCCCACTTGGTATATTGACGAAAATCTAAATAAGTATGGAAGCAAATAGGATCGCCGTCATATACAGCGTAGCCATTTAGCAACTCCCATTTCTGAGGAGCTGCATTGTATAGGCTTATAAATTTTTCAAATGTCAATATGGGAGATGTATTTTCTAATAGACGTTTTGTCCTGTTATATCTATCGAACAATGTTAAATATAACAAAAAGAGTATCGTCGGAAGGAATAAAACGATTACATATAGAATATCTTGCATGTAATTTCTCCTGTTTATCAAATGTTAGTTTCATACACTGTTTTCATGCTTTACCAAGCAAGAACCGGGATTGCTCCCGGATTGTTGTGGTCATTGTTTGAGAAAATTAGCAGTAGACATACCAGAATAAACACCACTGCCCATGCGGATTCTGTCAATTGAACCATCTTACCACCGGCTCTCCTGCGAAGCCCTTCTCCCAGATGTACCAGGCATACGCTTGGGCGCTGTTATTCTTCCTCTGTTCGGTGCTAAAGTCTCCATTCTTGCAGCAACAGATTCGGTTAGACGAAATATAAATATACTTTGGAGGATATGTATCAAACAGTTCCCGTCTGGCTTTCCCCTCCAGGAATTGCACCTTCAAGAACATGGCAACCCTGTGACCATCCGTGACGGACTCAACCGCCTTTTGTACAAATTCCTTTGCATACTTGTACGGAGGATTCGTAATAATGTCGCCGTCGAACATGACATCCGATTGTAGAAAATCTACTCCTGGCTGTCCAAAGCCACGGTCAATCAGATCAGTTGACCATACGTTGTATCCCCGCGCCTGAAGAACCTTACTCAAATGTCCTTCACCACAGGCGCACTCCCATACATTCGGTGAGAATGACTCTCTATCCAGCAACAGTTCCATAGCCACTGGGTCTGTTGCGTAATAATCATTTTCCTCCCTTGGTGACAAACCGTGATTGCTTGCGCCAAGAGTTGCAAACACCTTTCGTTCAGATGTTCTATTCATCCGTTCACTCCATTTCTTATGTGTAAAGCTGATACTTTTTACTGATTGCGTGGGAAATTTCATCCGGTAGAGGTGCGAACCAGATTCCGGTCAGTGTCGTTCCATCTGCTTCTTCCGGCGTAAGCTCTGTCAAGCACTTATCGTATATGAACCCGAAATCCTTTCCATCAGTCAAATTCAATTTTTCAGCAAGTGTTTTCGCTTTCAGAAGGTTGTTTTTATTTCGAGCAGCGCAGATTGTTTTGGTAAAAGTTCCATTGACATACTCCTGGATAATATCATGTTGGATACTTACAGTCAGAACATCTTCTGCATATGAACTGTTAGCCACAGTTTTACATGTAGCTTCCCGTAATTTCCCCGTCCAAAAAGCCTCTGCACAGTGACCTACCTGAGCCGCCAGCTTTCCAGGGCTCATATTCAAGTCCTTTCGCATAATAAAGAGTCGTCTATATCCCATATTGTTCCTTTATTCTTCTGCCTCGCAGTTCTTATCTCGAATGTCTTCCTTATGAAATACCCATGTATCGCCGTAGTCTTTGAATTTGTAAAAATTTATATCCGGGCCGGGCCATCCCCATTGGAACAGAAGGCAATCCTTCTGGGCAGATAGCCGCAGCTCCTCTCTCTTAATTTTCAAAAACCTGCGTTTGACTCGCGCACCTTCGTGCAGCCCATACATTTCACCATAGATGTATTCCGTATCGGCAGATTGGAATGCTTCCAGGATTCGTTCATTATCCACGTGTATTCCCCTCGTTTTCAGTTAATCGCAAACGTCACAATTTGGCCGGAGGCCATCGTCTGCTTCACATCGATGATACGCTGATTGGACGATCCTCGAAAGGCGAGCGTTGTGTCCCGTTTCGCCTCGTCATATTCCCCGTCTACGATCACATCGCAAAGAGCGATCGTCCGGTGTAAAGGAGAATCATTTGTCCCGGAGAAGTCCTCCGGCGACAAGGTGTAGCCCGTATACAGCCAGATATTTTTCAGAGGGAATCTTTCTTTGACTTCTCTGACGAGCTCGTAAACGGACGCAATATTCTCAGATGCCAGTGGCTGTCCGCCGCTGAGTGTCAGCCCGGACACCCAATCATTTTGAAGGCAAGACATGACCTCTTCCTTTGCTTCATCGTCAAATGGAATACCATTTTCGTAGTTCCACAGCTTTGGGCTATGACATCCATGGCATCGAAGGTCGCATCCACTTACAAACAATGTGATGCGCACGCCAAGTCCATTTGCAAAGTCCGCCTTAATAATGCCTGAATAGTTCATACTTCCTGCCTCCCGTCATGTTTCACCCGCATTGCCACTTCGCACTGCTTTCCTTTGTTGAACGCAGTTGTATAATTCCCGGTAAGATAACCCGTTACCCTGCGAAGCCTTTGGATGTGGGTTCCTCCACAGGCCGGGCACGCATCATTTATCTCGTCTGTGAAACCGCAATCTGTACACATATCATTGGGAACGTTAATTGCAAAGTAAGGGATGTCCTTATCCATTGCATAGTTTACCAGAGTTTCGAGGCCGTCAATATTGTGCTTCACAGAGGAGTCCAACTCTACATAGGTAATACAGCCTGCGCTGGAAAAACCAGTCAACTGGGATTCCAGATCAATTTTTGTGAAAGCATCCATGTCATGCCAGACAGGGATGTGCATACTGTTCGTGAAGAACTCCTTATCGCTGACGTTGGGAATCACGCCGTAGGCTTCCCGGAAACGTTTCATGGCGGTATAGCACAAATTCTCTGCAGGCGTGTAATACACACCAAAATTCAGTCCGTACTTTTTCTTAAATTCTGCACACCGCTCTTTGAACAAGTGCTCAATACGCTTTGCTAATTCCATTCCTTCTTGCGTGGTATGATCGCATCCAATAAGAATTTGCAGTGTTTCCGCAAGGCCAAGCTGACCAAGTGCAAGGGTTCCATGTTTCAGCGCAGAACGGATTCCTTCCTCCGGGATGTACCCTGCCATAAGTCCGTTCTCGTACATAAATTTTGCAGAATCAGGAGACTGCGAACAAATCCACTCAAAACGTTCCAGTAGCATCGCCCCTGCTTCGTGGATCTTTCGATCGAGCAGTTTCATAAATTCCACCACATAAGTGATTGACGAATACGGATGATGCCCCGCATCTACCGTTTCTTTTGCCATCATCGCAAGCGTTGGTAGGATAATTGTAACCGGGCAAATGTTTCCTCTCCCGTCTTTCATCTGACCGAAACCGTTAACGTCAAATCCATTTGCAGTTCTGCACCCCATGGTACTGAAAAACGTCTTCGGATCGTTTCTGTCGTAGCCTGCGTTTCCGCTCCAATCCACATTGGCGTAGTTTGGATAGAGCCTTGTGGATGTGGACTTCAGAGCAAGGCGAAACAGATCATAGTTTGGATCGCCGGGTCTGCGATTAACACCAGCCATACACTGGAAAATACCGCATGGAAAAATTGAGGTCTTGTGCAGTCTCCCAATTCCCTTGATGGAAACATCCAACAGCGCCTTTGTAATCATTCTCCCCTCCGGAAGCGTGCAGGTTCCGTAGTTGATGGAGGTAAATGGAAGCTGATTTCCAGAGCGGCTTTGAAGTGTATTCAGATTGTGATACATAGCCTCGACCGCCTGCATGATTTCCCGCTCTGTCATTTCCATTGCGTACTGGTATGCTTCCGGAGAACATACCTGATAGTCAGACTCATCGATGGGCATACCAGGATAGAAGCTGGAATCCAGCTCTCCTCTCTCTATGTACTTCACGCCGTCACGGTAATGCTTAAAGAAACTCTTTCTCACATATGGAACCATCGTCCAGTCAAGGTGCGTTGCCGAAACACCGCCGAACTGCTGCAGGCTTTGCAACTGGAAGATAACCGCCACAAGCTGGAACGCCGTATTTACAGACTGTGCCGGTCTGACATCTGTTTGCCTGGTGTTAAAGCCGTTTGCAAGCAAATCATCGAATGGCACGCTCAGGCAATTATGTGAGCCAACCGCATAAGAGTCCAAATCATGTATGTATATCATGTTTTTTTCGTGATTTTCCCTTGCCATTTTTGAGACGCATCGTTCCAGTGCAAACTTTTTTGCAACGACACCAGTAGCCTCGCCCAAGCGTCCACCGAAAGATCGCTCGTCCACATTAGCATTCTGATTTACAACATTAGATGCTGTGAGCTTTTCTTCAACCGCTTGCATGATGTCGCTATATTGGCTCCTGGCAATGTTGTGTAGATAGCGATAATTCGTATAGCCTCTTGCAACACTGTATTTTCTTTTGTTCATCAGACGAATCTCGACTTCATCCTGAATTTCCTCAACAGTCAGATCCTTGCCTAAAGCAGCAATGCCATCTGCGATTTGCGTTGCTGTTTCGGATGCAGTTTGATCATCCGGGTCAATTTCACAGAATGCTTTCAAAATTGCGTCACGAATTTTGCACTTATCAAACGCAACAATCGTTCCATCTCTTTTTTCAACCTGCATTCAATTCCTCCTCTATGCTATGTGTCTGAAAATTGTGGATCAAAGAGTATACTTCTTTCCAGCTACCAACTCTGACCGCATTCAAAGCCGATAGTTCATCATCGGGAACAGTTCGATTGTGATTTGCCGTAAATAGCATTCCCATGTGTTTCCCGCCAAGGTTGTGAACGCCGTCATCAATGAGAATATCCCCGGAAATCATCTGCTTTTTGCTGGAGATAATCACATTCTGATACGGAATAAACGGGAAATACCGGAATAGTACCTGATTCATCTTCGCTCCAACGGTATCCGGATGGGATGCAGTTACAATAAATACATCGTTTCCATCCTCAACCAGCTTTTTGAGATACTTCACGGCACCAGGGAGCGGCTTTACCGCTCCCCACAGTTCCACTTCTTTCAATGCTCCGTAAACTTCGGTCTTGCTCAACGTTGGGAATGCTTGAGAAATGTCCCAGGATGAAATGTCGGACACGGAGACATTTGTGCCGTATCTGCTGTTGAGATAGGATACCCAAGCCTCAGACAGATTCTCGATCGTATCATCCATATCCACCAAAATTGTGAGTTTCTTCACATTATTCCTCCAGCTCGTCTGCCCACTGGCTGATCCATCCACGGTGATTCGTCGTCAGATTACAAACCGCTGCACGCTGCCGACCCTTGAAGTGTTCCAGGTATTTGAGGAACCCACTTGCATTCGGATTTTCCAAATCACACTGCTTATCATGTCCAATGACAATTACCTTGGAACTATCTTTGATCCTTGTCAGAGTCGTTTTCAGTTGGGAAAGCGTATAATTCTGCGCCTCATCAATAATGACAACCGCATTGTCTAGTGTTGAGCCTCTCAGATAGGTATCCGTAATGCAGGTAACATATCCTGTCCCGTTTTTCTGATTTGCGATACTTTCTGTATTGAAGTCCTGATTTGGATTGATATTACAGGTGACGCAAGCCTGGTAGAACGCTTCAAAATATACGGAACTTTTCTCCGTAATGGTTCCCGGGAGCCAGCCTTGCCGTCTGTCGCTGCATGGAGACATGATATAAACAATCTTGTCGTATTTCCCATAGTCAACCAAGAGCTTCGCCGTTCCGGTGGCAACGGTCGTCTTGCCTGTGCCTGCCTTGGCATTGCAAAAGACGATGTCAATATCTGGAGACCAGATGGCATCCCGGAAAGCTTTCTGCTCCTCGTCCAGAACCATCCCATAAAAGGGATGGTCTGCGAGCGTCTCAGGAGGATCATAATATGTATCAGGAATCTGTCTTTTCTTTGCGGTCATAGATGCCTCCATCAAACAATTTCGTCAATGTCACAATCAACACCGATAATGTAGTCCGTGAAGCCTTTCTCCTTTGCCTCGTCCGCAAACATATACCACTCGACACGGAATTTACTGTCGTACTCCTCCGGAGTTACATGACTCCTTGACAACACATATTCCCTGATACGTTCCTCGACGCGGGCATCGAACCGAACTCTGTCCTGAACCTTGGAACTGTTCCCGTATACGAAGTTGCTTCCGTCGTGCATCAGGAATTTTGCATTTTTAGCTGCAAATCGCTTATGCCCCGCCAAGCCAATCAGGAAGCCCATACTGTACTGATATCCCATATTGATGGTGTACACAGGCGTTTTGCTGGAGAGGATAGCGTCAATCAGTTCAAATCCAGCATCTACTTCCCCGCCGTTGGAGGCCACATAGATGAGAATGGGTGCGCGCTGCTCATACGGAACGCCCTTATCTTCCTTATTGATCTGCATAATATGGCGCACGATATCAAATACTGTCTCCTGTGCAATTTCTGTTGTCAGGAAAAACTTCCGCTGCTGAACGTCCCGTACATACAGGAGCTCATCAACCGTTAATCGGTCATTTGCAACCTCCTCAAAGCAGAAATCGAAATCGTAGTATCCACTCTTTTTGTCCATAGTTACAGTACCTCCAAGATTGTTTTGTTGATTTTATTTCGTAGGTCTTCCAAATCACCATCATTATGAATCAGCACATCCGGCTTACAGTCATCCAGTGCCGTTTCAGACGGATGATTCTGCTGTTCAACAGACAGCGGACTTTTGAAATGCTTTCGTTCCACACGAAAATGAACCGTATCGAACCTTTCGGAAATCCGATCAATCTCATTTGGGAATCGTGTATCCGGGATAATCACATAGTCCCATTCATTCTTAAAGAAAGACAGGATATCAATGATGAAGTTTACCCAATAGTCCGGCTGCTGCTCCCGGATAACATCCGTACCAATATGCTGGAGAAGGGTCCTGCCTTGACGGTCTTTCAATCCGTTCCAGCCGAAGAATGCGGTGCATATGTATTTGACGAGATCGCCATAATGGCAAACCAAGACCTTATAGCCTTCGTGTACGAGTCTGCCTTTGAGAATCGTTGCACAAGTATCCTTACCGTTCTGTGCGTGGCCGGAGATCAGAATTACTTTCATGCGGTTTCCTCTGTGTGCCGGTACTGCTTGTTTCTCCCACAGCAGTTAAATTCATCACACAATCCGCCACGGTAGGCACACAACGGAACGAGCAGCTCCTTAAATTCAGGATTTGTTTTCACTACTTCGTCACAGATCATCTGGACGATTTCCCTGGTTTCCTTGGAAGCCATCGTGCAAAGACGCTTATGGGCAATTGTAATCAGCTCTTCCGCATTCATAAACCAACACATGGTCACGGGCATATTCTGTGGAGCCTCTCCCCTGTCGTACTTATCCTGTCGATCATTTCTCTGTGTGGATACGAACGGAGTGGCGTGTACATGACGTACAAGATGGACAGAGACCCAGTACGGGATATCAGTAAGCCGGAAACAGAATTCCAGCGTCCTGACTGGCGAGTGATTTGCTTTCAAAAGCTTCACTTTCCACGCTTCCGTTGGTGGGGTATCGGAATCCTTTGAGACCGTTACCAACGTGCATTTTTTGCACAGCAGCCAATCCTCTTCCGTTGGGTGTTTAAGAATCTCAACTTTCATGCAGCGCCTCCTGATTACTCGCAGAGGAGGCTCTTAAAGTTCTGAATGATCCTGGAGTTCTTGTCGTTTGCCTTGGCAAGACCGTCTTTCGTTTCCTGTAAACGTGCCTGATACTCCTCGATTTCTGCAATCTTTTTCTGTGTCTGTTCGCTGATAGCTTCGAGCCTTGCGATACTGCCCGTCACTACACTCACTGCGTCATCAAACTGCTGCGTAAACAGCTCCAGTTCCCGCTTCTTGTTCTCCAACATATCCCGCTGAAATGCCATATCGTTTGTTCTCCTTTATGTAAATTATATAATAATATTGATAAGATCAAAAAATTCTGTCATTGAGTGCCGGCTTGATTTTCATACCTTCGATGAAGCCGTCAAAGCACTCTGCACAGATATCAACCTCTACATGCACACCGTCATGCTTCGAGCCATAGCCAAGCAGCTGACTGATAGACACAATCCCGCATTTATCAATCTCATTCATTTCCCTGCCACAACAATTACAGAAAACTCTCTTCACGAACGATTTCCTCCTTATCAGACCACTCTTGAATAGCCGGTCAGTTTGAAATACTCGCCTTCTCTCGTATAGGCAGTACAATATATAATGTCACCCTTGTTAATTGGAAGCGCATCATAAATTTTATTGAGAACTGTGAACCTGGACTCGATTCCACTTCCAATTGATTTTGTCACGACTGAGTAACCAAACTGTTTTCCGTCACGCTTACGCATAAGCTGGTAGACATCCATCACATACAGCTTCCGCCTATCCTCTTCTTTCCCGGATACATACCCTGCGTACCCCATGACATCCGCAAAGTTTTTTACTTTCAGTACATCTCCCAAATCATCCATACCAAGCGAGAGAATGGTGTCCTCCGTCTCTGTGAGAATGGAGTGCATATCCAGAATCGTATAGCTTTTTGAGCTTACGCCTGACTTTGTAACCCCGACAGCGTACTTCTCCACGATTTTCCCAAGAGGCGAACCATCAATCTTCGCTTTTTGAATCTGCTTTGCTTGCCCCTTCTTGAACGTCTCAAAGAAAAGATCGCTGATTCTAAGAAGCTCCCGCTGATTTCCAAAGGCTGAGAAGAAATCTATCTTGATTAAGATTTCCAATTGCCTCGTATCCACAGATGTCTTTGGCAACTCCAAAAGAACATCTACAAAGTGCGAATACAGCTTTGCCCTGGATAGATTAAAAAGCTCCTCAGCAATACCGGAACTCATATACTTGATGGATGATAATCCCTTGGCAATGATTCGTTCCTCAGTATTGAAGAAATACTCACCTTTGGAAAGCCCCCACTTTGGCATGGTGATTTTGATTCCAACCTTATTGGCATAGGCTGTACCGTTGCGAATATCGTCCTCATTGGCGGCGTTGTTAAGGAATGACGTGATAAACTCCAGCGGATGGTAATGACGGAAGTAGGCGCAGAGATAACCGAGCATACAATATGCAATCGAATGATTATAGCCAAACTGATAGCTTGCGCTATCTTCAATAATCTGTAAGAATTCCTTTGCCTCTTCCTCCGCCTTTTCCCGTGGCTCCGGAGACTTTGTGCAATATCCTTCCAGGATAGATGGCATGGCTTTATCAAGCCTGTCCTTTTGCTTTCGTCCGATTGCACGACGGATGTTATCTGCTTCGCTGCCCGACAGTCCGCAAATCTGTTGGAGGAATTTGATTGTGTCCTCCTGGTAAATCAAGTACCCCAGGTTATCGCTCAGAAGTTCGTCAATGATTTCTGACGGGTTTTTATGTACTTTCCTGGACAACAATTCATCTCTGTAAGACTGCCCGGACGGACGGATACAGGCCGTTACAATCGACATATCAAACAGACTGTGTGGCTTGAACTTCTTCAAACTGTCAAATGCAAACTTACTTTCAAACTGGAAGAGTCCTGCCGGATTCTTGATCATATCCTCCCAGACTTCCGGATCGTTCCAATCGATTTCGTGTGACTTTGGATACGGCCTACCAAGATATTTACAAGTATCCCGAATTACCTGTACCGTCTTCAGGATCAGGAAGTCGTACTTGGCGAGCCCGGTGAAGTCATGGATATTTTCCATATCCAGCATGAGGCAGGTTTCGCCGTCTTTATCGAACGTACCGTAGTTATCATTCAACGTGATGGGACTGATAACCATTCCTGCCGGATGGACAGACTGTGAAATCTTCGTTCCGACCAGGCCACGGAAGTAATAGAACAAGTCCGGATATTTCTTCTCTGCCTTTCGGAACTCTTCATATTCCCAAATTGGCTTGTTCTCCTTTTTGGATGCTTCATCGGAAGAACTGATTTCGCCTTTGATCCTAGCGATATTGGGCAACGACCACGGGTTGTTTGTTTCGTTTGGATGAAGCTTCTGCCAACGCTGCGCCAGGACTCTGCCAACCTCATCGATTACGCCCTTGTTTTGTAAGGTTCCAAATGAAGCAACACGGGCTGTTTTGTCGTATCCGAACCTGCCGACAATATACTTGAAAATTGCCGGACGGTCAGATTCAACACAGTCGATATCGATATCGCCGATTTCTTTCCGGTCTTCGTTACAAAAACGCGAGAATACAGTGTACCATGTTTCAGGATTCAGATCGATGATATCCGTTACATAGGCGACACGAGAACCTCCGACGCTTCCACGAGCGGTACCGATTGCCATTCCCTGCTCTTTGCACCAGCTAATCAATTCTGACATACTGAGCATAAATCCGTCCATCTGAAGCTTTTGGAAAACACGAACTTCCTCTTTGATAGCTTCTCGGAATGCCGGCTCCTGAGATTTTGGAATAACGCCAGTGCTTAGCTTTTCTTCGAGCTTTCTATCAATCGTTTCCAGGAATTTCTGTGAGTCAGCTTCTCGTGAACCGTACAGGATTGGGTACTTGATGGACGTATCGAGAACGATTTCCTCCATCATATCCGCCAGACGGTTGGTATTCTCAATTGCCTCAAGATAAACATCTACAGGTAAAGCTCTCTGCTTTTCAAATGCCGCCACCAATTGATCGTATGTCTTATATGTAAGATCAAAAGCGTCTTCGTCACCATAGGACTTGTGCTTTGCTTCCAGCAGAACTTTCCTGCATTCAGCTTTATAAGGCGATGAGCTATGGGTATCTGTTCCGGCAATCAGAGGCTTCCCGATCCTCTTTGACAGCTCATACAATCTTTTGTTATACGCAATCTGGTCAGGATGATCGTGCGGCTGTATTTCCAGGAAGTCATACTTCATTGCCAAACGGTCGTACATCGGGTGTGAATCCGGAAGCTTATTTAATGGCGATGCCAAACAGGCACTCGTTGAAATAATGTTTGGCGATATTCCAAGGAACTCCTCAAATGAAATACGGTTGGTATAGTAGAAGTGCTTCTCGTCACACGACCTGCTCACCAGCGCGTTCAACTCTCTTAGCCCATCCATGTTGCGTGCCATTAAAACCGTGTGATAATTGTCACGTACTCGTTCTTCCAGGCTTTCCGTCAGGTAGATTTCTACTGAATGTATGTATTTGATTCCGGCCTTGGTACAGGCGTTCCATTTTTCCGTCCATTGCAGCGGCTTTCCATGCTCTGAGATAGATAGCGCCTTCATTCCGTCTCTTACGGCAAGATCTACATAATCCTGATAGCGTGTGCAGCTGTCCAGCAAACTGTCTTCCGTATGGCAGTGATACATTACATATGATCCCAAAGAATTCCTCCTTTACCTTAATTTCTTCCGTCCCATATAAACCTTTCTGAATATATCGATCCCCTTATCAACAGGCGCATCCTTTTCTGCAAGGAGATTTTCAGCATCGAAAACAGTCTCTACATTTACAAACTGTTTAAGCCTTTGGATATTCTTATCCTTCCGGATATCAATCTCTTTATCCAATGCGAACACGACCCGGCAGCCAAGTCTTGCAAGTATCTTCATCTGGTTTCCATTGAGGTGACTTGTCAGGAGTGCTCCGGTATTATGGATTCCCCATGAAGAAGCGATCAGAACACTCTTGCAGCCTTCAAACAGGATGATTTCCTTCTTTTCAAGAATGGACTCCATGTTTTCCGCCAGGCCATAAATCGTATCCATCGTTCCCCAGGAGTAAAAATAGCAATACTTCCTCAGCTCTTTTTTCTTCCACTCCGGGTCAAGCGTTCTACCACCGATATTAACAATCTGGCCGGTGAGATTCCGTATTGGATAGACGAGCCTGTCTGAAAACTCATCGTAGCGAACCTGAAATTTCTCCAGCGCTTCCTCCGAGATTCCTTCCGCCTCCCACACAGATAGCTTTTCTGGATTCGCAGAATACCGCTCCATGAAATTATCCGGAAGGATGGTTGCTTTTGAAGATTTCTCTGTTGGTTTCTTTCGCATGTACCGCTTACAATCAATGGTTGCAGCCATCTTTTCTCGTGGTTTCACAGACTCCGCATCCATACCAGAGAACCGAATCATTTCCTCTACGGCTTCTGCTGGAGTGCAGCGCTTGATTTCCATAATAAAGCGGTAGAGATTTCCACCGATTCCAGAGCTGTAGTCATAAAAGAACGGTGGATCTTTTCTGACGGAGAATGATGGGGTATTTTCCGATAAAATCACGCTGAAATCAGTGTTTTATCAGAAAATCCCGGTACCGGTCGAATGTTTCAGGGTTCATCAGCTCCTCAATCGGCAGAAATTTCATATAATCCAGAAACTCTCTGCTGAATGAAGACGGCACCGGCAGGATCTCCGGTTCCCGGAACCGTTCGTCGCGGAAATAAACCGGTGACGCCGCGGACCGGATCCGGTCCGGTTTCCCCGCCTCCCGCAGTTCCGCCAGATACCAGCAGCTCTCCCGCTCCGCGATTTCCGTCTCGAACGTCAGTTTTCCTCCGGGCGGCACGGTCTCCCGGAATATCCTGAC